AGAGCTCGGACTTGTAGTCAGCCATCTTGCGAGGGGTTTGACTCGAAGCGCCTGCAATGTTTTTCATGAATGAATTGTTTGTGTTATTCATTTTGAAACTCCTCTTGTTCTTTCCTCCTTCTATGAAAGGTGGTTCTTGAGATACCCAGTTCTTTCCAAGGCTCGTTTCTTTTTCTGCGCCTAAATGAGTTTCCTGGAATGATTGCTTCCTCCACTGACCAACCATCTCTTGTTATCCTTGATATTACGGTTCCATATTTAAGCCCATTTAACTTGCAATATTCTTTAAGGCTTACCATTTCTTCGTTATGCTTAAGTAATGTTACATTTTTTCTATTTGTGCTTTGTTCTTGGTCGTTAGACCACTTAACATTACCGGGGGAATATCCTTTTTTCCCATCAATTCTATCTAAAGATAATTCTGGGGACGGCCTCCATCCCATATCTTGAATGAAGGCCTCAAAACTATTTGCCCATCTTTCGCAAACAGTTATCCCTAAAGCTCCATATCTGTTATACGCTTGGTCATTAGGGTTGCTGCATCTCTGTTTCATTTGTCTCCAAATGAAATATTCTGGGGGCTTCCCACCGCGCAATAGACCATGCGTTATTAAATTAGAGCCTTTAGGCATCTATATGCCCCAGCTATCGTCATCCTTCGCCGCTGGCTTTGATTGATTAGATCCCTGTGATTGAGGCTCAGAAATAGAAACGCTCAAAAACTTCTTTCCAGTCTTGGATGTCTTTTTCCATGCAGATAGGCGATATTCCTTGCCCTCAACATTCAGCTTCCCAGTAAAGTCTGGTGATTTTTCCGTTTTCTTATCTTCTGCAGGGAAAAGGGTTCCACTATTGGTATTATCATATTCCATTTGCTACTTCCTTCAGTTGAGCTTCTACTTCTTTAAATACTTTAGATACTTCATCCTTATGCTCTTTAATCAAAGAGCGTTTTACTTCTGAACCATTCGCTTTTTTCCAAGTTTCCAAATCTTCATTGCTTGTGACCTCGTACAGAGATTCAATAACTTTATCCTTAAGGATCTCCGAATCCTTAACGCTAAGTTGCTTTACTTGCGGCTGAACATCTGGAAGGATAACTTTTTCATGAGCATCAGCATCTTGCTCACCAGTTGGGACTTTGAAGATCTGGCGCAGGAAATATTTTTCTGCATATGACTGTGCGGATGCGTAGCTCTGTGGACCAGATGCCTTAACCGTAACACAACGATGAATGGGTCCATAGCTGTCTCCTTCTTCACTTACCAAAAACAATTCATAATTGGCAGTTAGAAAACCTTTGTCAGCAGATGTGCTAACCTCATCGACAATCACAAATAGTCCAGCGTCGGCCATGATAGGACCAAGAGCCTCATAAAAGCTATCTACTGATACATAGTTATACGACGCATACTCGTTGCGCTTATCATGATGTAGCTTTTTAATATTTCTGGTTACAGCCACTACCTTGGCCGCCACAGATTTTGGCATTGTTATCATTTTTTGACCCCTTCGATATGGTTGAAGTTAGCATGAGAAAGCTTGGATATTTCTTCATCAACTTCTTTGAGAAAGTTGACAACGATTTCTTCTAACTGGGCAATAAACAAGTCATCACGATCTATACGCTCCAGATAGATACGATACTGCTCAGGCAATCGAGGATCATACGACATAAAGTCACAGAACTTACGACCAGTGCAAGCCATCTGCCACTGAACCTGGTAGTTGTGATCCTCTGGCATTTTGTTCTCACGCAATGTCAGAACATGCGTAACAGTTGTAGGGCATTTAACTTCAAGTAATCCTTCAATACCCACGAGCGCATCTGGAGAAGCACCAGAACGTTCAATCCTTGGGTGCTTTACAAATGGCGCCTCTACGACATCATCCCATACAATCTCTGAATACTCTTTACGAGCCATATCCTCAGTGTCTATGCCATGTTGCATAGCGTCTGATGTCGGGATCTTAACTGATACGCCAGTTATAATCTCAGCGATCAGCTGATTCTTATATGTTTCACGAGTTGCATAAAAACTGCCGTTCTTTTGCTTCTTGGCAATATCCTTGATGCGTGAGGCGGTGACTAAACCACGGCGTGACTCGAACCACTCAGCTGAGCGTTGTGCTATATCATTCATTTTTAATATCCTTTTTCAGTAATTCATTTCAAGATCTAGCTCTTTTTCTTCTTCAGTAAGAGCTCTTGTCAATGTCTCCATTGCCACATTAAAGGCATCAGCAGCAACACGAAGGCTATTACGTGTAACATCAAACTCGCCATCTTTGGGAATAAAGAGAATCTGGACAGAACCCATGTCTCTGGATTGGTCCATAATGCTTAATTTAATATAGGAGTTAGCCTCCTCAAATGAAAGGCGGATTGTTTTGTCAGAGTAAAGGACGACATGCTGTCTCATGGCCTGATTCCGATGGTTTGTGTTACGATGCCCGATCTATACGCACTGTATAGTCGTGTGTCAATACAGTTTGAATAATTATTTTGTTGCATCGGTATTTTGCATAGTGTAGATAAAAAATATGAGCAGAGAACCGTTAAAAAATCCCTATACCACCCCAGAAATGGAACGTCTTGCCGCATCCCTTGGTGCGTACAAGGTGACAATATGGTCTTGGCGGCGCCGTGGCGTACCTTTGTCTTGGCAGATCAAGCTGCACCAAGCAAGCAAAGGTAAAATAAAACTGACTGATTTTAAGCGTCCAAAGCACAAGGTAAACTAAACTTATGGACGATCTTGAAAAGTCGGCTTCCGCCCATTGTTCGCATTTGTCCAAGACTGTGCGTGATTGGATTGCTTTTATGATTGACATGCTTGTGGAAATGGGTGACGAAATCCCATCCCGCGAGTCAGATCGTTACGTTTTATACAAATCTAATAAAATACCAGAGGCGGTATATCTTCAGTTTGATACCGAAGCTACTCAGAAGGCCATGGCTAAATTGAATGGAAAATAATCTTTCCGAAACGACGGATAGATTTTGTGCCTCATGCGGCGAATTAGCTATATATGGTATTGGTAAAGCTAGGCCACATAAATACAAGAATCCCGAAGGCGTAGAGCAGTGGCTTTGTCTTGTTTGCTGGGATTTACATGTAGGACATCCTGACGATGGCGAGGCAACAGCATGAAGCTATTCTTCAAAAACAAGTGGTTCAATATCTTCGGGCAATTCTTCCGCAGTCAATCGTTGCCGCCATCCCAAATGGAAGTCAAAGAACCTCCTCAGGACGCCCGGCTAATGCGGTTCCTGGCTTGCTGCCAGGTATCCCGGATCTCATGGTGATGTTGCCCAAGGGTAGGGTGGTGTTCTTCGAATTGAAATCAGAAAAGGGAAGGGTAAGCGATACACAGCTTGCCATTCATTTAAAAATGCACGGGCTAAACCATGATGTCGCAATTGTAAGAAGCATTGATGATGTGAAAAATGCTTTGGATGCGTGGGGAATTAACACAAGGGAGTCCATCAATGGGAAAAGTAATAAATTGGACTGATGAGATGGTTGAGGATTTAAAAAAATATATTGGTCAAGGGTTATCGGGTGGACAAATAGCTGCCAAACTTACACTTAAATTTAATGAACATTATAGTAGAAATTCTATTATTGGTAAGGCTCATAGAATAGGTATTCTCCTTGGCAAAAAAGTTGGTGCAAATAAAATTAGCAATAAACCAAAAATTTCTGATGTTAAAAAGAAATCTAAAAATGTTATTGAAGATATTAAACCTAAAAAAGATTTGAAGCTTTCAACCATTACAATTCTGGCTGAACCAGTTAAAAATAAAACTCAAATCTTTCCAAATCCTAAGGCTATTGGCGTTACTTTGATGGATCTGTCTGAAGGTATGTGCAAATATCCTTTGGGAGATGTCAAAAATGGTGACATTAGATTTTGTGGCGCCATAGCAGATAGTAAGCATAGATCTTATTGCTCACATTGCTACCCGATAGTTTATATGACAATTAGAAAATATAGAGAGATGACTGCTAAGAACCCTCAGCAGCCATCCAAGGATAATTAAAAAATATCGTCATCACCCCAAACGTTAGACGTTGGCTCTTCCTTTAAAAAAGCTGGGATGTTTTCATCCTCTTCTTCTGGCGCCTCATTGCCATAAGACTCCCAGCCATCTCTTCTGCGCCTGGCGTTTAATTCCAGCTTTTTGAGACTTGGGAAATAGTTCTCTATGATACGGTAAAAGTCGTCAGGCTTGACAGAATGATCTGCAACTGGCGCCGATATAATGGATGGGAACTGTGAACCTGGCGCAGGAGCTGGGATATTCCCCTTGGTCCCAACCAATAGCAATTCATGCTGATTGCGGAACCAATAGCCCGTACCTATCCTGTCTTTTATCCAAGCAACATGGCTCTTGTATTCAAAGCCCCATGCTTCCATAACCTTGAGAGCCTGTGGCAGCATTGGAACTGTTGCCCATAAAAACAATACGCAGTTTTTGTCGGTAATCCCGCTAACTGGCCATGAGCAAATATCTTCGACGCTCTGGCAGGGGTAATGATTATCAGCTGATCGATCCATTCCCCTTTCACTGTAAGTTTGAAACGACCATGCTGGATCTGCCAAGACAACCCCAAACCTACCCTGAGGGAAGGACATCTGCTTCTCGCCCAGGATGCGCTCTTTCTCTTCTCTCTCAATCTTCTTAAGCTCACCTCTAGCCGATACCTTTTCCCCAGCAAGAGCCCTCGCCAACAGACCTCTCTGCATATCCTCTGGGAGGCTTGCCAGTGCGTCTAATTCAACGCCCGTATCCAATGAGGTTCCAATGGCCGAAGCGATCTCAGGGATGTTCTTTACCCGCCTAGCGTCCCTTTCAATGGCTGTTGAGGAACGGTTTGTTTCTTTGGCTACGGCATAAGCTGAGTTGGCGTGTTTTGTCTCAGATAATTTCCCCCCAAAAGTGGGGGAATTTTCTTCCTCAGAATCACTTTTAGGTCTTCCCGCCTTGAGGCGGTATCTTATCTCTGCGATCTCTTTCAGCCTAGCGTAGTGGATGGATTGTTGAGCTGCAGTCAGTTCATTTCGAATCAGATTTTCGCAAAGCTCAACCTGTTCGGCATCTAATGCGTCTACGCCTTCTAGGATTGTAGCGTTAATATTATCCCACTTAAGACGCTTGGCTGCTTCTAATCTATGGCGGCCAGCTATGACCCAGTAGGTATCGTGGTTATCGTCTCGGCGTACGGTAATTGGATTTATCAGGCCAATTTCGGCCATAGAATTTGCAAGTCTTTCAACAAGATCGGGACGTTTTGGAATATGTCTACCTTCGCTTACGATAATAGCAATTAAACCTATCTTTTCTACATTATGTAAAATGCTCATATGCATCTCCGTATTTCGGGGACGGGTTGCATAGCAGGACTCGCGTATAATGGGAAGGCAAATAAAACGGCAGGAGAGTATTGACTCTATCCTGCCGTCTGGATACCTTGTGGGTATCAATTACGGGGTTGACGCCCCTAATTGATGACATTCGCAGAATAAAAACCACAACTACAGGATTTATCCATGTCCTCAACTGCTGATAAAAATAACGTCGATAAGACTAAAAAGCAACCCCTAATAGATCACCGACAAATAACGGAACTAACTGACCTTTTGTTGGGCCAGATGCGGCTTGCTGTCCGTTATGCTGAGATCGGGGCATTGCATGAAGAAATTAACGACTCTGCGCTTTTTGATGAGTCGGTAGAAAGATTTATTGGTTTCTCTAAAGACGCCAGTAAGACCCTCAACAAGCTACGCAAGGCTAGGAGGGGCGAATGACATAGCTTCTCCAACAATTTAACCGAAGGCCGATCCCCTTATGGGACAGGATACCCACACCTTGAGGTGTGGCACAGTGGCCAGAGGAAAAGTGAACATGCTACTGAAAGCATGTGGCACAAAGAGGCACCTAATGGAGTGCCAGCACCACTAATGTCGATTGCTTGGCTTAGAGGTGTCACCGATGTTTGTGATAGCTGCGGTTAAGGGGGGTAAATGGCATCCACCTCCTGTCTATGGGACTAACCGCAAAGCAATGTGTGTCTGACGTTCCTAACTTTTGCGTTTATGACACTACCTTATCCCTTGCGCTAGGGATAAGTGTGCCTTCTGAAGCCTTCATTTGCGTTTATATAGGTGCTGACATGGCGAAAACTGGATGGATTTACAACGTTACAAAAGAGATTGCTAAAAAAGCATCTCTTGGTGAAGTTGACTTATCCTGCATCGGTACAATTGAGAAACAAGCATCAATAAAATTGGGTATTGTGAGATGCAAGAAGGAAGTCAAAGAGCCCATTGGGCATTATGCACAAAGACTTATAAAACATTTTGATTTGGTTAGAGAAAATTTAGTAGAAAGAACGCCATTAAAAGAAAAAATTAGCGTACAGAAAAAACAAAAATTAAGTGATAAAAAACATCGTGGGAAAAATCTTGGTAAATTTGGTGCGGCTTCCAAAGTAAGAAACATAGATCCATCAACAATTGATTTATCAAAGTATCTGAATGACTAATTATTGACATTATCCAAAATGTATAATAGATGGAGCCATGAAAGAATATACGCTCAACCATAGGGAAATAGCCGCAGCTAACAGAATTGGCGCATTGCGCCGACAGCAAATCATAGAGCTTGGCATAGCTGGAAGATATGGAATTGAAGGAACAGAGCAGGAATTGGTGAAGTGGGATATAGATAGCACTGGCGGTGAAATTGCTGCCGCAAGGATATTGAACAAACCATTGAATCCTGCGTTCAAGAATTTCGCTGGTGCGGACATTGGGAAAAATATAGATGTAAAAACATCCCGCGTTCACCGTTATAGACTTATTGTTCGTCCAGGTGATGTGGATGGGGAAGTAGATAAATCAAATTGGTGGTACGTCCACGTAACTGGCTCATTACCAACATATAAAGTTTGGGGAGCCATAAAAGTTTCCGATGCCAAAAAAGTTGGTAGTTGGGAAAACCCTAACAATCGAGGATATGCTTGGTTTGTTAGGCAGGAAGACTTAACAAAACATTTCTAATGGAGTAGATGAGATGAGCATTGAAATAGAATACCGCACTTATTACAAAATGCCGCAACACTCTACACAGATATTTGAGAAAAACTATTCTGGAAATCCACATAGAATATCTTTACCGAGGGTTAAATTTCTTGAGGTTGATGGCAATGAATACCGTCCCAAATGGGCTATTGATTACACCCCAAAAGAAGAACGTGAACCTGTGCCAACAGCTGCGCCAATATTAAAAAATATAACACCTCGTCGTTTAGCTTTGAGATTTGGTGAGCTTGCTATTACTGAGCTCGAACAAACAGTTTATGATATGTATGCGCAGGGTATGACATGCGAAGAAATATGTGAAAAAACTGGTAAAAACGCATCCATTGTCAACGCTGCATATGGAAGATATAAAAATAAAACTCTTTCAAACGATGACAAAAACTGATACGCTCAACCCCATAATAACAACCATCCATGGGGTCTATGATGAAAGTGTTGAGATCATATCAGGAAGCGGCCATCAATGAATTATGGCTTGCCTTTCAAAACGGGGAGCGGCCTGTATTGGCTGCCCCCACTGGCGCAGGTAAAACATTAATTGCATCTGATGTATTTAATTCAGCTCGTAGATTAAATCTTAGAGTTGCTTTTGTTGTTCCATTCTTGAGTCTTATTGATCAAACCTGGGATGCCTTTTCTAATGCTGGCATGGATGAATCTGACTTTTCCATTATCCAAGCTGATAGCCCACATCAAAACTATTCAAAACCGATTAAAATATGTTCAGCCGATACTCTCGTACGGCGCAAGCAATTACCAGAAGTTGATATTGTTATATTCGACGAGTGTTTTCATCCAGATCATGAGTTATGCACGGAAGATGGGTGGAAACCAATATCACAAATAAACGAAGGCGATAAAGTAATGGCCTTCGACCCCAATACCGATTCTTGCCAATTTGAAACAGTTGAAAGAACTGTTAAAAATCTATTTGACGGTAATTTGATAGAAACTAAAGGGAAGGCATTTTTGACACTTACTACACCGGGCCATGAACAATCTGTAAAATATGGAGACAATATTAAAAGGGTCCGAATTGATGAAATGGAAATTAAATATAATATGAGTCTTCCAGTTTCTGGTAATATTAAAGAAGGAGAAGGTCTTTCACCTATTGAAAGGCTAATGATTGCTTATCAGGCAGACGGAACGCATATATATACGAGCAAAAAAACAGGTATTAATACGTATAGATTTGCATTTCGTAGACAGAGAAAAATAGAAAGACTTGAGTGGCTGCTAAAAGAATGCGGAATAGAATACAAAAAATTTGAAAATTATAGGGGAGATATAAATATTACATTTCAAGTTAATTTTGAATTGGGGAAAGGATTTGATTGGTTCAACCCTTACATAAGTAAAACAAAAAACGAAGAATTTTTGGAAGAGCTTACCCAATGGGATGGTTGGAAAAACGAAGAAGGTTGTCACTGGGAGCATCCTAACGCATCAACAATCGACAAGATTCAAATAGCAGCCACGTTGTGTGGATACAGCGCATCATTTTTCAATCTGGAAAAGGGTTCTACTGCTTCGGGTAAGAAAAGGAAAAACCAAATCAGACTTCGGTGGAAAATCAATAAAACATGGAGAAACACAATACCCTCATTTGAGAATGTTAAATACGAAGGAAATGTTTATTGTGTTACCGTTAAATCTGGGAATGTTCTTACGAGATACAAAGGTATTGTTTCAATAAGCGGGAATTGCCATCGTCAGTCAAAGCTATATTCACGATGGATGCGTGAATGCCCTAATGTCAAGTTTGCAGGTCTTAGTGCTACACCTTGGGCAAGAGGTATGCGTGATATCTGGGATAGGCTTATTATTGTTAGTACGACAAGAGAATTGATAGAACAAAAGTTTCTGTGTGATTATAAATACTATGCTCCGACAAGTCCTGATTTAAGTGGGGTTAGTATTGTTGCAGGAGATTATCATGAGGGCCAGTTAGGCGATGCAATGAATAAGCCTCATCTGGTTGCCGATCTTATTAAGACATGGAAAGAAAAAGCATCTGATCGCCCTACGCTTTGCTTTTGTGTTACTCGTGAACATGCTCGTGAGGTTCAGTCCCAGTTTTTAGAGAATGGGGTAGCGGCTGGTTATTGTGATGCATATACCTCTGTCAAAGATAGAAAGGCGTTGATTGAGCAGCTTCGCACTGGTGAGCTGAAGGTTGTTACAAACATTGGTACGATGACAACTGGATTGGATGCTCCTTTCTTAAGTTGTATTATCCTTGCTCGTCCTACCAAGTCTGAGATGTTGTTCTTGCAGATTGTTGGTCGTGGCCTTCGCACACATGCATCCAAAGAGCATTTGCTCGTACTTGATCATAGCGACACTGGGTTAAACCTTGGATTACCTTGCGCCATACATCATACAGATCTATTGCCTGGCAAGATATCTAAAGAGGCTAAGGCGGCAGCTAAAGAGGCGGCCAAAGAGAAATCTAATAAGCCACATAAGTGTATATCATGTAATCATGTACATGATCGTAATCTTATGGTTTGCCCTAGCTGTGGTCACATCCGTAAGCGTGTTTCTGATGTTGTTATGCGTGAAGGCTATCTGTCTGAGCTATCCAAAGATGGTAGTCAAAAGGCAATTCTTAATGTTGATATGGCTATACGGCAGGATTGGTATTCTGGGTTGCTGTATATTGCAATTGAGAGGGGGTATAAGTCTGGATGGGCAGCGGTAAAATGGAAAGAAAAATTTAAAAGTTGGCCAGATGGATATTCTAAGATAGCCAAGCCTCCTTCAATGTCTGTCAGAAGTTGGGTAAGATCCAGAAATATAGCCTACGCAAAAGCGAAGCAAAAGAATGATAATTTGGGTGTTTAAAATGCCTTACAAAGATAAAATAAGCGGAATATACTCAATCACGAGCCCCACTGAAAAAAAATATTATGGCTCGTCAATAAACATTTATCATAGGTGGTCTGAGCATAGAGGAAATCTACGCAGGGGGAAACACCACTCAAAAAAATTACAAGACGAATATGATTTGTTCCCAAATTGCATGAGATTTGAAATAGTAGAGATTTGCGACAGTAAGGATTTTAATATTAGAGAGCAATATTATATAGACAACTGTAAAAACTCTTTGAATACTGCTTTATTTATATCGAATGTTTGGATAACTCCAAGCACTAGAGAAAAATTTAAAAAAATTCATAATTCAGAAAATTGGAAAAAAGAAAGAAGTAAAATTGCTTCTAGGGAGAGAGATGGGTGGGTTTCTGTAGATTGCGGTAATGGTAAAACTTACAAAAGTTATGCGGAAGCTGCTAGAGAATTCAAAACTACTACCTCCCATATATACCATTTATGTAAATGAGATCGG